CCGATACCCAAATATCCCAATGCCCTTCCTAATGCAGAAGTAAATCCATTTTCTAAAAATGAACTTTTATTAATATAGCTTGAATCCCTATATTCTTGAGCATGTGCTGTTGATATAATATTGTCATCAATGTCGACAATACTAACTTTAAACACACCCTCTTTTTCATTGAGATCAATTAGATCTTCAACAATTCGCCATCCTTTAAAGACAGCTTGTTTTCTGAAATATATCAATCTTTCATTGACTGTAATATATTCCTTTCCCTTAATGTTTACAGATTTCATAAATAATAAATTTTCTAAATTAAACGATTCATTGATTCGACAAACCCAATGTCTTTTAAAATTTTAATTTCACTACTTTTAAAAGTTCCTGGGTTTTCTAATCTCGATGCCAACGTTGGCATTGTAAAAGAAAGCATTTTAGCTACAACTTGTTTATGTAACCCTAATTTTTTCCTTTCTTCATCAAAATAATACTTAAACATAATAATAATTTTTTAACAAATTTATAAAAATAATTTTAAAAATAAAAGAATATTTATAAAAAAAAAGGGCACCCCCTTAATTAAAAAGGAATGCCCAGCAGCAAACAGGAAAAGAAAAAAGTTTAAAATTTAATAACAAATGATGAGCTTAAATCATCATCTTGGTTAGGTACATGCATTATAACTGAATAAGTATTTCTTTTGACATTATAAGATAAACTGTCTATATAACAACTTACTGGTTCTTGTAAAACACTAGTGCCAAAATTAACCCATATTTTATTATGTAATCCTAAAGGATTATTATTATTATTATATAAATCCCCTTCATATCTAGATACAAAAGATCTATAATCATTTAACACTTGTTGAGTTGTAATTTTTTCTAATGACTTTAAATAGTTTGTTTTGTCTCTCGATCTATAAAAATCACCATCTATTTTGCCATATTCTTCATTAGTTAATATTAAATCATCTGTTGTAATTAATCCGCTAAAATTTCCTGTTCTGCTTCTAACAAATTGTAATAAATCAAATTTTTCAAATATTTCCGACCTTTGACCACTTGAATTTATATAAACTTTATCAAATATAATTGAATCCCAATGTGTACTTGTAAATCCTGATGTGCTACCAGTTTGGTATGGATCATATAAATAAAAATATAACCTCCAAGAATTATTAGGCAAAGAACTTATATTAAATGTATATGACTTCCATCTTCTATTATTAACAACTTCAACCTCATTGATTGTAGCTGTTGTTGTCCATGTATCATCAGCACCCCAATATCTAGTTGCTATTGGTGGATCTCCTGGTATTGTAAAAGCTACTGCTTTAACTTGCCATCTAAAACCTCTAGTTTGACCAGATGTAGAATTAAAAAAATTATTAATTAATAATCTATAACCTATAAATTCCGAACCAAATTCATCTATGTAATTAGCTAATTCAGCCGTAACACCAGTTCCATTAGCTGATGTTTTTATATTAGTTGATTTTAATGATCCATCACCTTGAAAACTAAATGTGTTATCGACACTACTATTTGTTAACGTCCATCCTGATGTTCCAAATTCAAAACCTGAATTTCCTATAATATTAGTGCTAAAAAAACCAGCCATATCAACTTTCTGAGTAATTTTTTTTATAGGTCTTAAAAATTCTTTTGTTAAATTATTTCCAATAGGTAGTAAATTACTAGGTACACTATATAAAGCATTTACTGTACTTGTTGATTGATAAACTCCATCTGAATTATAAATATGATATTTAATGTCTTCATCATTATTAGTTTGTAAGCTAGATGTTTCTGCTGCTCTTATTCCAGTTGGTAAAGAACCACCATTAGCAGTACTAGCAGAGCTGTCTTTTACTGATTGTTCTGAATAACTTGAGTTATTTATTATATACCATCTTCCATAACTTTGAAAAATCCTAGAATTAGTGAATTTTAAAATTTGTTCTAAAACTTCTTTACAAGTTTTCGGATCTACTCCATCTGTAAAAAAACTACTAGCACCACATGATGCCTGATCAAATACATTATATCCACTTATTGCACCATCTCTTTGTATATCATTTGATACATATATATCAAAACCTAAATTTATATTTTCTAAAATTTCATGTATGTGAACCATAAAAACCCCAACAAGTTGAGTACCGCTTGAGGTAACTAATGGCTGAGTAAATCCATCTAAACTACCTAAACCATCATAACCCCTCAAGGTTATCGGAAATGGAGTATTAGTAATAGCTTCTTGAAATTGATCTACTAATAACCACCCCTCCCAATATGTTTGGTAATTATTACTAGCATCTTTATATGATATTTTAATTTTATATTCTCTTTCATCTGCTGTATAAAAATCATCATAATTTGTTGTATCTGTAACAAAAAGATTTATTTGACAAGTAGATCCAATAATAGGATCGTAAAAATCATCATCTTGATCCCATGATATTTGTAAAGGATCACTAGTTCCAATAAGATCTAAAACCGATCCAGTATAACCATCTTTAAGGATTTCAATTTTTTTACCCTTCAAATTATCATCTGAAAATTCTAATCTAAATTTAACCCCGTATTCCATTATTTTATTCTGTTTCTATTACGATCTGCTCTTTGTAAAGCTACAACTAAATCTTGCCCTTTTAAAGTAAACTGCCCACCTACTTGAACTTTTGATCCTCCACCGCTATCACCAATGAGATTTTTTAATTTATCCAATGGTGCTATAACTTCAGGATTTTGTCTAGCACCTGGGTATTCTCCAACAGTTGCCAAGGTAGGAGTAGAAACTATCCCACCCTTAGCCATTTCAATTCCTGAGAATGAAGTAAACAATGATTTAAAATCATCCATCCCTTTAAAAGCATCCTTGCCACCAATACCTAAGCCACCAACTAATTTAGATAAAACAAATGCAGCAATAGCAGCTGCAATTAATTTTTTTATTAATCCAATTAATCCCTGTATTAAACTTTTAAAAACATTTTCTCCTTCCATCATACCCTCAAAAGCATTTAAAAACGCACTTTTAATTCCTTCACCGACTACCTCAGCACTATTAGCTGTCGCTTCTAATAATTGTTTAAATGCACTTACTTTTTCGATTGTTTCTTCAATAGGATCTTTTTCTTCTTCACCACCACCAGATGCAACACTAGAATCACCACCACCAGAATCACCACCACCTCCAGCAGTAGACAAACCAAAACCTCCCATGAAATCATCAAACAATCCTTTAACCTTGCCTTTTACAGATTCAGTAGCATTTGTTAATGAAGTATTTAATTGATCAACAGTTTTCTTTTCTAATCTAGATCCTAAAGCATCTTCAAATCCATCCGTAAATGCCTCTCCGATCTCATTTGCGCCATCTTTAGCAATTTGCTTACCATCTTCAAACCCTTGCTCTAAAATATCCCCAAATGAACCCCTAACACCTTTTTCTGAAAATTCTTTAATTAACTTCCATAAAGTTTTAAATGAATTTATAAAACCTTTGACAATAATTTTAATTCCAATAAATACTGATTTAAATACTGCACCTATTCCAAATATTGCTTTTCTTAAATTTAAAGATGAATTATATAAATCAACAAATTGATTGTATAACCCAACTATAACAGGTGCTACTTCACCCCAATTCTTATATATTACATAAGCAATACCTACTAAAGCAGCAGTAATCAATGCTAATGGCGACATTAATGCTCCGACAATACTAACTAAACCACCGAATGCAGTTATTAATGTTGGTAATGCTAAAGCAATAACTCCTAATCCAGCAATTAATTTTTGAGTTCCTGAATCTAAATTTGTAAAAGCACTAAATATATTTTTAATCCCATTTAACAATCCAGTTAATACTGGTAACAACTGATTTAATAAAACAGTTCCAACCTCTTTAAATGATTCCTTCGCAATATTTAATGATTTTTTTAATTTAAAAGAAGCAGATTTAGAAGTCACATCAAATGCTTTTGCTGTAGATCCCTGTGCCTTAGCTAATTCTTCAAATATTTTTCTTGCATCCTCTGCACCTGCACCAGTTAAATCTAACACACCCTTTAATGCTCTTATATTTGGATAAACAGCAGCAGCAGCATCTGCATTTCCATCAATACCAGTTTTTAATTTAGTTAATACACTAATTAAACCACCTTCTTCAGCTAATTCTGCTCTTAAATCACTAGCATTTAATCCCATATCAGCAAATGCAGTTTGTGCAGCAGGAGTTGTTTTAGTTAATCCCATTAAAATTGCATTTAACTGAGTAGCTCCACTTGCCGCATCTGTACCAGTTCTAGACATCGCAGCCATCGCAGCACCAACTTCATCAAAACTAACTCCCAAAGCAGAAGCTGTTGGAATTACAGATCCCATTGAACCTGCTAATTCTGATGCTTCTAATTTACCCTGTTTTACAGCAGCAACTAAAATATCTGTTGCATGTTCTGCATTTAAATTTTCCGAACCATAAGCATTCATAGCAGATGTCGCTAAATCAGCAACAGTTGCCACATCCCCCAAACCTGATGCAGATGCTTTTGAAGCAGCTTCTAAAACCGATATAGCTTCAGCACCTTCCAAACCAGCCGAAGCAATAAAAAACATTGCCTCACTTGTTTTAGCTGAAGATATGCCAGTTTCTTTTGCCATATTTTTAGCAGCATCTGAAAACTCTTGTAATGCTTGTCCTGATGTACCTACTAATGCTTCAATCTGGGTAATGTTTTTATCAAAATCCATAGCCATCTTAATAGCTGAACCTCCAGCCAATGCACCAATAGCACTAAACTTTTGTAATGATGCACCAACTCCACTAATTTTTTTTCCAAATGATTGTACTTTAGCACTAGCAGAAGTAAGTGCTTTATTTAGACCTGCGGCATTTCCTGTTATATAATACCTTAATTTGTTATCTGCCATAAAATAAGTTTTTACAAAAATAGTAAATATTAATCTATGTCTTTAAACTTCATTTTGCTAACTCGATCTCTAAATGCTTGAAATTCTTCTGGTGTAGATTTTGCTTTGCCCCTTTCTAAATAAACATCTTGTGGTAAACTAAATAATTTGTCTGGTGGAATCATTTGTGATTTTTTACTACAATTTACATTGTAAATCATTGAAGAAATAAATCTTGTTCTTTCCCACTCTAGATTCTGTTTTATCAAATATGATTCTCCTAATAAATGATTTTCTTTCCATGTAAAACTCCAAAATTCATTTGGATTAATCCCAACTTGACCAATATAAAAATCAATTAAAGAATCCCAAGTCAGTTGGGTAGTTACTTTCCCTTCTTAGTCGTTTGCTTTACATTACGATTTAATCCAGCATTTAGATCATTCCCTAAAATACGTGATTCCATCATAGCTTTTACAACTTCATCTAATTTATTAGCATCAAAATCTTCTAACCACATTCCAACACTAAATTCATTGTAATCAATTTCATTATTGTTTTCCTGATCATTCGCTAAAAGTGCTGAATAAATTAATGATCTAATCATTTTTATTGAAACTCCCTTTTCAAAAATACTTGCAATTTCATCTAACGAAATTCCCAAAAGATCTGTAAAGTTTGCCCAAAAATTCATGCTAAAGTGCATGACTCTATTTTTACCACCTAATTTAATAGTGTAGTAACCTCTTTTCTTGTTTGCCATTATATATAAAATTAAGGCACAAGAAAAACCTGTGCCTGGTTATTTTACTTTTTAATCTTAGTTTGTAGCTTTAGATATAGCTCCTGTTACAGTGATTGATCCACTGTATGTTACAGGTGATTCCATTTCTGCGGACATTTCTACTGAATTTAAAAAACCTGCACCTGAATAAACTTCATCGCCTGAAACACTTGTTCCAAACTCCCAGTATACTTTAGTTCTAGCAATTAAATAATCAGCAGCTTCAACTGCATTATTAGAATCATCGTAAGCCACCAAACCTTCAAACGAAAGTTCACCTGTTCTAGTACCAGCAATAACTTCATTAAAACCACTTGAATCTTTTGTAGTAGCATCTGGTAAATCAGCTGACAAGCTTAAACTTGCACTTGTTGAAT